CTCGACGAATACGGCGTTTTGTTTCTTTGTCTTTGGCTCGCCACGTCACGTAGAAGAATGGTTGCTTTCCCTGACCGGGGTTCTTTGTGCCTGGAAACATGCCTTTATTGGCAAAGCCTACCGTGCCAAACTCAACCCAGCGAGCGTAGTAAGCTTCTTTGTTTCCTGCAAAGATCGTGATTGTCCAATCAGCTGCAAGGCTGGCTTCGACTGTCGCGATCACCATGCTGCCTTTTGGTGCTTTACCCCACGTCCAGCCAATGCTTTCCCGTAGTGCGCCGTCATCTTCAGCAACACGACGTTTCATCATATCGACGATATCTTCAGCACCCTGCTCCATAGCCCCGCGAACCATGTCGCGAGCGACTTTCGGCAAGCGCTTGAACTTCTGTTCGAGTTTAGCAAGCCCCAGAATACGAGCACCGATAGCCATCAGCCACCGCCCTGCACGACAGCGCGCATTTCGATGTACTGATTAACTTCGTCCGGGTTGGCACATGACTGGATCTCGTAAAGAACACCGGTTCGCTTGTTCCTAGCCCGCCAAGACGGCGTAACGCCTCTTGTTCGCGTTTCGCTTCTGACAACGAGCGTATACGGCTGGATGCCCTGCGTACGGGACGCAATGTCCGTTTCGGAACCTAGGCGTGGCTGTAAACGAGCAGAAGTTTCGAACTTGTCTACCCACTCTTGGCTAGTGCCACCGCCTTCGTCCCGCACCGCTTCGCGCTGCTGAAAGACGACGATGTTGTTGAGCGCGCCTGCGCCCTTACGTTTCGCCATCCTTCTCACCTTTTTTCGGAGTTTTCAGACGTACAGCCTTGTTGCTTGCGACAGCAGAATTCGCGCAAGGTGTGGTGACACGCCCTGACCAGCCAGCCTTATATGCGATGGTGACTTGCGGGAGCGGCTTCCAGTCGAAGTCTTCGGAGAAGCGGACGTGGGGCATTACGGCACCTCTTCTTCAACCCGCCAAACTCGGTACGCCGAGAGCAGCGCTCGAACATGTCTCGGCAAAACTGCGTCTCCGCTGGATGCGGTGTCAGGCTCGCGATTTTCGTAAAGGTCTGCACCGACAAGCAGAATGGCCGCCGAAATAGCGGCATTAATGACGATGCCGTCAGCAAGTGACGGCGTTTGACCCGCCGCTACGACCTCGCGATCGAGGTATTCAGTGACCACAGTTTCCGCGGCGACGAGATAAAGCGTCAGCTCGTCGTCTTCGTCGTCGTGAAAAACACGAAGGTGACGCTTGAATACAGCAGGATCAATTAGTGCCATCGCCACCACCTTCAGGCGGCACTTCTGGCTCCGGTTCGGGCTGAGGATTTGGAGTGACAACCCCGGCACCGATATAGCTGGCGACCCGTTTCTTACGTGTCTTTGTCGATACTGCCATCTGATTTCGCCTTCTGCTTGAGCTTGGTGCCATTCTCTGGCGTGACGCCGTCCGCTTCCTTAGTCGCATCTGTCTTGCCAGCCAAAGACACAAGGCCCTGTGCTTCCAGCTGTCGAGCTTCGCCAGCTTCAACTTCGAAAGACGGGCTCTTGCGAGTTTTTAGATCTTTGCCGAGAGCAAAAGTCTTTAGGGCTTTAACTTCTAGAAAATCAGTCATGTTCTCTCCAATCTGGAAAAGGGGAGCTGAAGCTCCCCGTCCCCCATTAAGCGCCTTCGACGTCGCCGGTAACGAACGACTCTGGACGATAGACGGCGAATGCCAGTCGCTCTTCCGCGCGGATCGTGAACATATTCTTTTCGAAGTCGTCGACGTTCTCGCTCGACAGCAACACTTCGATATCGAGACGATCGAAGATCTGTGCAGCGAAGCTGAACGCACCAGTGAGGAATTCGCCTGCAGCCATAGCCTGCGTGGAAACCACTGGCAGGTTCCAGAGAGTTGGCGTCAGCGATCCCTGCGGATTGCCGATGATGTAATTGCCGCCCGCATCTTTGGTTAGCTCAATCTTCGTCCAATCAATTGGATTGAGGACAAAAGCTGTGGCCGGATACTCAGCAAGAACCACCTGAAGGATTGCGAGGCGAAGGCGGTCAATACCTGTTGCACCTGGCAAAGTGAAGGCTGGGCTAAACGCAGTTGCCTGCGGAACCAGACCGTGAATGTTCTGGCCAGTACCAGAGCCATTGAGTAGCTGATTTTCTTCCGCAAAGCGCAGACCATAACGAGCACGGCCATCGATGTAGGAACGAAGGGCCGGAGCATCGTCCAAGATCTGGCGCGAAGCCTTGAACAGATGAGCAATAGTGCGAACCGGCGCGGAGGTCATATCGAACGTCAGGTCCGAATATGGCTTTGCAGTCGTTTCAGCGACAGGAGCCGCATTGTTCGTGTAGCCGGTTTCCTTCACGTACTCGATAGAGCTCGAAGAAGTCTGGCCCGGAAGCACGAGATCGCGGATCGTCAGAGTACGCTCTGGCAGACCAAAGATGCCCGGCACGCGTGCACCTGGAACGAGTGACGTGCCCTGACTACGACCAGCGCCCACAGTGGTGTTGGCCGAAGTGATTGCAGCACGATCTGCCGTCACCTTGATCGAACCGCGGGACGCACCCGTCAGCATCCCCGCCTTATAATCGGCAGAGTCGATAACCATGTCGCCAAGCGACTTCTGTTCGTTGGCGCCCTCGTCCTTTTCACGGGCGGCGCGCTTTTCGAGATCGCCAAGGCGTGTGGTCATGTCTCCGAGCTCAGAAAGTGCCTTGTCGGTCTTTTCCTTGAGTTCAGCAGAAACCTCGCCGTTAGCAGCAAGTTTCGACGTAAAGTCTACAGCGAGATTGCCGACCTGTTCCTTGATGGAGGCAAGCGAAGTACCAAGCTCGCCGATTTTATCGGCAAGTACGTTATCAGCCATGTGTGGCTCCTTAAATTTTGATGAGTGGTGTGTTTGCTTCGGCCAAAAGCCGGTTTAGGGCTGCCAAAGCAGCAGCATCCGTCTCGACGTCAGGAGCCCCCTGACCTTCCTTGAGGTAGAGCCGAGCGGCCCGCTCTGCCTCAGAATTCGATAGATTTAGAAGACCCTTCAAACCGTTCTCGAATTCGCGTTTGGTAATCTGTTCGCCTGTTGCCATTTTAGTAGCAAGAAGCCTGGCTGCATCAGCCTTTGCGGCGTTAGATGCTTTCACCCTGCGCACATATGCTGGCTCGGTTTCGGCACCAAAGCGTGCCAGTGTCTCGTCAAGCGTTGCGACACGGTCAGCCATACCCAGCTCGATGAGCTTTTCCGAGTAGAAAACTCTGCCCTGACCGAAGTCAGCTTCCACGCGGGCTTTTGTGATACCGCGACCATCGGCAACGCTTGTTAGGAAGCGTTCATACGAACGGTTCACGCTTTCCTGAATATACGCCAGTGTTTCCTTGCCAAGCGGCTCGGTTTCGTTGCCTTCGACCTTGTGCTTGCCCGCGGAAATATACGTCCGCTTAACGCCCGCCTTATCCAAGGCGGCCGAAATGTCATCATGCGCGGTGTAGACACCGATCGAACCAGCTCGGCCCGAAGGCGTAACAACGATTTCGTCAGCGGACGATGCCAACCAGTATGCGGCACTTGCGGCAAGACTGTTGACCTGCGCAATGATCGGCTTTTCGCCACCGCGTAGCTTGCGAATCTCGGTGGCCAGCTCGTCGGTACCAGGTACAGAACCGCCTGGGCTATCAACGTCAAGCACGACGGCCTTAACATCGTCATTCGACAGCGCCTTGTGGAGCTGCCGCTTGATGCCGGCATATGAAGTGCCTCCGCTCATTGCAGAAAACATGTCCATACGGTCAGAAAGCACCCCGTAAACGGGAATTACTGCAACCTTACCATCGGTTTCCGCAATCTCTTTCGCCCGAGCATCAGAAACAGCAGCAACAAACTCAGACGTCACAAACTTATCACCGGCAGCACGAGCTGCGATAATATCCGCGAGGACTGCCAGTTTTTCGCGCTGAATCGCCCACGGTTCAGCCTCAAAGGCTGTCAAAATGTGTTCGAATTTCATAAAGTATCCTTAAGCAGCGCGCGTTTCGGGCGCATCATCAAGCGATGGTTCGCCGTTGTGGCCGATGCCGTGCAAAGGTTGCATTGTTCCGTTGACGATGAGCTGATCGCCGCCCGGTTTTGACGCCTTGTTTTCGTAACTACGCGCCTCATCTGGCGTATAAATGCCGGTATTGACCATCTTCTGCAGGAAGTCAGCGCGCGCTTGGCTATCGCCTCTCAGCAAGCCTTCCATATTGAACTTCACGACTGTCGTTTTACGGGTCTTTGCATCTAGCAAATCGCGATAGACGGCCGATTCAATGCTGCGCAGCAATGGCGTAAGGCAGGTCTTAGTAAACTGCAGGATAAGTTGCTCAATCCCGCTGCCCCACGTCGTCGTCCCGTTTGAAGCATGACCAATCATGACAGGGGGCACGCCGAAGATACGGCATATCTGCTCAACGCTGAACTGGCGCGTTTCGAGCATCTGTGCGTCTTGAGGATTGATCGTTAGCTGCTGGTATTTAAGCCCAGCTTCCAGAACAGCAATCTTGCCGGCCTTTTCAGACCCGGCAAACTGGCCAAGAACTTCACCAAGCTGTTTACGCTGTTCTGATTTTAGGATCTGGTCAGATGAAAGTACGCCCGCAACCTGCATGCCGTTGGCAAACATTTTGCCGGCCGTCTTTTCACCCGCAAGCGCGTTCCCGACAGTGTTCCGGACCACGCCAATTGGCGAAAGACCGCGATCACAGCCGGGAATGACCATCCCACGAACGTGGAACATTTTGTCTTCGCTGATACGACGGATCGTGCCTGACTTACCTTTGGCGGTTTCGGTCACTTCGTAGTATCGATTGTTCCGATCGTCACGGCAGACCTTAACGGCGAGCGGATGAAACGGATTCAAAGCTGTAAGGCGACCACCGTTCATCTTCTTTTCGGCGAAAAAGTTACCGTCCAGACAAAGGCACATGGCCACCATCGCCCAAAAATCAGACGCTGTGTCATCAAGATTGGGCATATCGTGAAGCAGTTCATACAGAACGTTTTCACGATCGATTGTGACGCCGTCGTCCTTGAACACGTTGCATGGGAGCGTCTTTACCGAGTTCGCTACGAGATTTACGCACGCCCAGACTGCATCAAGCTCAAGAGCTTTTTCGTAAGTGACTGTTTCACCTGAAGTCGTTCCAAGGCCGAAGAAACCTCGCCAGAACTCGCCGTCGGTGAGCTTGATGGGTTTTCCGACCCATCGATCAATGAAGCCCATATTCGCTCCGTCGTGAGTTAGGCGATGACGACCATGTTATTGATAAAGTCATCGAGGTTTTCTTCTGGCTCAATCGGAGTGTCCATCGCAGCACCAATAGCCATCGCCAAAGCTACCGCCGCATCGATACGAACCGAAGCTTTCGTTTTTACAAACCAGCGGTTTTCTTGCGGGTCGTGATCGAACGTGGCGCCCATGAGGGCAGTCATCAACACCGGGTTTCGCCTTAAACGAATGCGCCCGTCGATGATCATGTCTTCTAGCGCCAGTACCGAGCCCGGCATCCACAAGCCTTGCGGGGGTGGCAGGCCAGCGGCTTTTGCGGCTTCAACTTTCGATGGTTCGGGCTTAGCCCTGACCTTACCACCCTGCGGATGTGCAACATGATCAACTTCAATGCCGAGCGCGTCTACCTCTTCGCGAAACTTGTCGTAAGCGTAGCGGTCGTAAGCAATGGCTTTGATTTCAAACTTCTGATCAAGCTTCTGAAGTCGTGCCGCAACAAAGTCATATCGGACACGTTTGCCCGGCGTGGCATTGAGCCAGCCTTGCTGCACCCATAGCTCATACGGCGCTTTGTCGGCCTGCGCTCTGGCTTGCAGAGTTTCCTGTGGCGTCCAAGCCTCAACCCACGCATCAAAGGTCGGCAGACTGACGGTAGCTCCGTCATCACGTTCCATTTCCATGAAACCCGTAGGAATCACACAGGCAAGAACAGTCATATCCTTACTGCCGGAAAGGTCGACGCCCATAAAGACAGGCTTGTCTGCGTGTTCCTCTTCAGGGTCGAAGTCGTCCATGACGCTTTCGACAGTCTCACGCGGCATCCATGCCTTATCGGCATCGGTCCAGCAGCAAAAGTGCAGACGCAGAATGCCGTTCAGCTTGCCCGGCATCTGCTTGGCCTGAGCAACAACGCCTGCAAGATATTCGTGCGTCAGAATCACACCGAGAAGTGGATTAGCTTTCTTCCAGCAAGTCGGATCGTTCAGAGGGTCATCACCCTTATCGAGCGCACAAACCCATGCAAA